CGTTGATGTCATTAGCAGCACCAGCTCCCAACCCTCTGACTATGGCAGAGACAGGCATAATAGGCAAAGTCTGGATCAAAAATCCAGCATTAGTAACGCAAACAATATCATCATAAGTGATATTGTCAACGACAAAATAATCAGCGTTTCTACCATCGGGGATACCCTTTGTAACACCATGAGAGGAAAAAGGATCGAATCTGCAATTAAGATAACCATCTCGCATGTGTGAGTTCATATCCATACCGGCCATGCGGTTTTCAATAACTGACAAATTACGAAACATAAGATTAGCTTTATTTGACTTACCAATTCGCGATCTAATTCCTCCACGTCGTTTAACTTTATTCTTCTTCCGTGAAATTACGACGATTTTCGCGGCTTTCTTTTGACTTCTTTTCATGATTATATATTGGCATACCACCCCATGCCATTCAAGACTTCCAGAAGTTTTGGGAAGTCAGGGTTGAAAGCCAATTCGTATTCAAATTGCGAGATCAACAAACGTTTATCGCTATCACAAACAGTGTGATTTAAGAGATTCATAGTCTCCTTAATTATGTTTATAGCATAAGCACCTTTCGGAGTATAAATGTGAGAACAAAACTCAAAGGAGTTAGTCAAACGTTTGTACATCTTACATACAAGGCCCAAACGTCTATATTTTTCAATAGCGTTAGGAACATAAGGCTCAATTGAGTCATCACCCATTGTGGCGACTTGTTTCACTGCGGGTCGATAAAATTGATCATCCAAAAGCACCAACTTAATGGTCATATCTCTAATTTTAGAGTTAGTGGATGAGGTATTTTCACTACCAGATAAAATCAACCCTGGAGGATGTATTATTAGGGATCCATCACTCAATTGCAAGACCGAGTTAGTATAACAAGAGCTCCTTTGTCTTGCCAAGCGATGGTACCAAGGATGGGTTTGAGTTTGACACCTAAGTCTAAACTCAACGTCAAAGGATTTCATCCAATCTTTGACACTCCAATCCCAACCTTTTATATCAGCCTCAGCGAAATTATTCAAACCTAAATTATTAAAAGAATCGAAAATATCTAAATTCATCTCGGGAGTAAATCCCATTCCTGGTTTATAGGACATAGTTCGCCAGTTTGCGATCTCATGTTTATTGATATGAAAGTCAATTAGTTTTTCTATCATCTTATCAACAAGGGAAACCGACATTATCAGCCGGGGTCTACCTTCTTGTAATTTAGATATTTTGTGAGGTTCATTTTTAACAAAAACACGCACTGGATCACACAACCCTTGCTCAAGGGATTGTTCTGGGGTTTGGAAATCATAAGTCAACAAATTTTCAACTCGATTACAAACCATGTCCAAAAACTCATCACCAAGGATACTAATAACTTGACTATTGGTGTTACCCAATAGTGAGAGAGGTACTCCAGGAGATGAATCCAACTTTATAGTATTAACTAACATTGAAAGATACTTCCTTACATCACATCTATTATATGATGTTCTAAATATAGGCAACGTTTCTTTCAACCCACCGTATGCTTCCAACATTTGGAGCATAACTAATTCCAATCGTTCCGGAGGCGGTGGATCGGTGTAGCATATTTCTCTTGATTGAGCAAGTATGCTGCCGTATTCGCTTTCGGAACCTCTTGGAGGCCAAGCATAGGAGTTTGCTTCTGGCCATTTGGTTTTGAACTCCTGCCAGGCTTGAGTTTCTTTGGTCGTACTGGTTTCTCTGAACGTACAATTGGATTGTCCAATAATTTTCCAATAGGTTCTGTCACCAGTCCATTGGTACTCACCCCACCTTGTGGTGGGGATTCCCGGTTTAAAGAAATCGTTTCTTTGATGGGTTTAGTCCAAAAATAATGAAAACCATCTTGCGAAAAGGCGAAATTCCTGTCTTGCAGGGTTCTCCTCTTCTCCTCGACTTCCTTATGGGTATAGCCCTGGAGATATTTGCTAGGATCCTGGTTAAACAATCTGACTCTTAGAATGTCTGGATTATAACTCCTATCGAGTTTAACAATCTCTGGCATAGCAGATTGAGCAACGGTGATCCTATCATCATGAATTATGGGGGACTCATTCGAAGGTTGTTCCAAAATATTCATAACATCCAGCACCTGTTTGGCATCTGGCTGTTTATATGTCAAATTGTAACGATCCATCAGCTTCTTCAAGTCTTGAAGATTCATATTGTCCATTTCAACCGCATCATCTCTGGTGGTTTTAATACCAGGAAGATTGGGGGTATAAAGTGGTACAGTACATTTAGTACATTTGTAGGAGCTATTTTGTAGCTTAAAACAGGAGGGACAAAAGCTAACACTCTCATACTCAGTAAAAGAATCATCAAAATCAGTGATGAGGTCAAGCGCATCCAACCAGGCGCCCTTATCGGAAAACCTTTTCCCTTTTCCTACTGTAACTACGGAGGAGTCGTGTTGATCATATTTATCAGCACCGTCGTAGTAATAAGTGCGGTTTGGAAACTGCGCGTCATAGACATCATCCTCACTATCGGATTTATCGCTGTCATCGTAAACTACTTCATACATAGAACCGTATGCTGGAGACTCTAATTTAGAGCGCTTATGTTCGAAATGGGGTAGCAATTTCCCAAAATTACGAACGGAAGACCCAGCTACATGTATGCCGTATATGACATTATTTCTACCCAACAAAGGAGTTCCAGACCAGCTCGGAAGAGTCGAAGCTGTATATGCCACCCCAAGCCTATTAGCGGGGGAAATTTGCATATTGCCTGAAGATCTCTTGGATGTTCCAGCATCGAATCCATACAAATTAATGCTTACGGACTTGGGAACCGCAGTAGTGAATTTACCTTCTTTCATTTGTAAATAACTAAAGACTTTTTGTGGAACCTCTATGATTATAAAATCATAGTCTTGTGAAGCACTGTAGGCTAAGACGTCCCAAGTAGGGTCTATCTCATAAGCGCTCTCACCCTTGACCATTTTCAACGTATGACACTTATGAGTGTTAATCACGTGAAAAGCGGTCAAGAGAGCGTTTTTGCCTTTAAAATTGATTCGACTGAACATCCCAATGATGGAATCTTCAGCTGCCACGGCCCCAACAAATGGAGGTAACGGACTATCGTACATTTTAGAACATACCAAACTAGTCTCCTTTATATATTCACTTACTTCTTTATCAAATCGTTCTAAAGAAGTAGGTGTCAACAAGTGATTCGAATACAATCGAACATTACCGTAAGCTAAATATGGTCCTTTCTTATCATACTTCATATCTGCAACAATCCTTTCGACTGGCAGCATAGGTTCGAAATGGCTCTGTCTATCTTTATCAAGAGAGTAGCGCATTTTAAATTTCTTGTGGAAAAAGGAAATTAATCGACCAATTCCACAGCCGAACCGCATCAAAATATAAACCATAAAGGCCGATATCATGGCAACTGTGACTAAAATCACAACCTTTAAAATAGTCGCGACTAGTTGTGGAGTTCCGATAACCTGCTGATACAAAGAATCAGCTATAGTTTGGGCTTGCTCCTGAGCGTATTTGAATGAAACCATGTAAGCATTGGGCGC